CAGCCTCTGCGTGCATGCCGGTGAAGAAGGCCAGCATCGCTAGCATGGCGAGCTACCGCGCCGCGCCGAATTACGAGAAGCGAAAGCTACTCTACGCTGCGATGTGTCCCGACCCCGTCGACGCGGAGGCGATGTGGGAGAAGCTCAACGACGTTGGACGTGAGATGGCTCCTAGAAGTACGGTAATGCCCAAGCACGATTTCGTCGCTACGCCGGACATCTCCACCGGGGCCCGCTTCGAGAGGCAAAAGGACACCGCTCGGCCCTTCTACCAGCTTAACGCTCCGTGGGCTGCGATGAAGAGCCACGCGATGGACTACATCAAGCGGTTCCTTCGACTCGAGCCGACCAGTATGTTCGGCGTCGACACTAGGACGAAGCAGGTGCGACTGCGTGCCGCCCACAAAGACCCGGGAGCGTCCGCTCGTCAGATCAAGATCTCTGACGACAAGAAGAAGTACTCCCCTCACATGGCACCTGAGGGTAGGCAAGATCCGATGGAGGTCTTCGTCGAGATGTCAGGCCAACCAGCCCTTCGCGCTGTTACGGCTAGCATGAACGACGCTGACCTCCACTACCGCGTCGTCGCTCACATGGTCAAGTACCCGAACGGGGGAACGGATAAGGAGGGTCTGGACGCACCTCTCAACACCTGGGCGGAGGTCTGCGGCCAGCTAAGAGTCGCGCTAGTGTGTGCGGAGAGACGCTGGATGCTGGACAAGGTGGAGTTCCTGGCGTTCATCGACGACGCCCTCCGGACCGCGCGTTTCGATGTGAGGGGGGGCTTTCCAACGGACGCGGCCATCAGCGCCTTCGTGGAGGAGGTTGAGCTCACGGAACGGGCGATGTGTCGCGAGATGTCATGGGACAAGACGTTCGTGAGCGAGCGCTTCCACTCGATGCTCAACGAGCATTTCGACGATGAGCACTGCATCTGCGCCGGAGCCAAGGCCTTCCTCGCCATGAACGAGATCAACCTCAAGTATCTCGTGGACGCCGGTTCCATGGAGGAGGAGTGCTTCGGCAAAGCACAGGGCTGCTACGTCGCCGCGTGCCCGAGTGATCTCTGCCATTACTACTATGTCTACATGGTGGTGAAGCACCACTCCAAGATGGGAGTCCGTGTTCACAACAGCATGTTCTGCTCCCCTGTCGAGTACCACTTCTGCTGTATCACTCCCATCAGCGACGGAGGACTCGGCATTCGTGGCGTGCTCGCGATGGAGAGTACGGAGGCGTCTGGCTCCCGAGCGGAGTGTGTGGGCAACCTCAACCGGTTCGCAGGGGCTTCCGGCAACGCAGAAGTCGTGAGG